TGGTGTATCTGCAGTGCTTTTAAATACCTTGTTTTACCCTTCAGTTGTTAATGCCAACGCATATTCCATCACGGTTCAAATTAATGCTAATGCTTCTGTAACAGGGGGCGGCAACGTCATTGCTTATACCGAAACAGGCGACCATGGTTGGGGTGAAGGGTTTACATCAGGTATTGGTCAGCAGTTACGCCTTTGGACTAATGACAATTTTGGACAAGATTTAGTGCTTGCTCCCCGTGGCGGTTCTGTTTTTTATTGGGAAGCAACTACTGGTTTATCAGTGCGGGCACAACTTTTATCTACTTTATCAAATGCAGCAGCTTTTTCAGGACAGTTTGTTCCTAACGCAACTAATCAAGTTGTAGCTTCGGCAATTCAGCGTTTTGTTATTTGTTTTGGTGCAAATCCATATGACCCACTTAATGCTGGTACAACCTTTGACCCCTTATTAGTTCGTTGGTCAGATCAAGAAAACCCTTATGAATGGGTGCCTGCAGTAACTAACCAGTCAGGTGAATTTAGACTGTCTAGCGGTTCTTTTATTATGTGCGCTAGAAATACCCGTCAAGAGATTTTGGTTTGGACTGATTCTGCTATTTACTCTATGCAATATTTAGGACCGCCCTATGTTTGGGGTTTTCAGGTCTTAATGGATAACATCTCCATCATGTCGCCCAATGCGGCTATTACGATTAATAACGTAACGTACTGGATGGGTGTTGATAAGTTCTATATTTATTCTGGACGGGTAGAAACCCTACCTTGCGCCTTGTGGCAGTACATTTTTAATGATATTAATAAAGAACAAGCATTCCAAGTGTTCTGTGGGTCTAACGAAGGCTACAGCGAGATTTGGTGGTTCTATTGCTCTGTAGGCTCAAATACTATAGATAAATACGTAATTTACAACTACTTAGAACGTGTCTGGACATATGGCACTATGGCTAGAACGGCTTGGCTAGACTCGGGTATTCGCCAATATCCTATGGCTGCTGATTACAACAACAGAATGTTATTCCATGAATCTGCGGTAGATGACGTGTCTGGTACACAGCCTGTAGCTATTGATGCTTATATTCAGTCTTCTGACTTTGACATTGGTGATGGGCATAACTTTGGCTTTGTATGGCGCATACTGCCTGACATTAACTTTAATGGCTCTAACGTCAATAATCCGTTTGTAACTATGCAGGTCAAACCTCGTAGGAACTCAGGTGCTCCCTATGGCACATCAGATGATCCAGAAGTTATAAGCGCAGACAACTTTGCTAATTCTGCTTCTTATAACATTCAAGAGTTTACAGGGCAGGTCTATACCCGCCTAAGAGGGCGCCAGCTTGCTTTTAGAATTCAGTCAGACAGCCTTGGAGTTAAGTGGCAGCTAGGTAGTCCACGAATTGATATTCGCAACGACGGACGCAGATAATGGCACAAGTCCCACTTCGCCCTTCTAAAGCGCCTAACCTACCCATTGCGCCAGTAGAGTACCGCCAGCTATACCAAGACCAAGTATTAAATGCCCTGCGTCTGTACTTTAATCAAATTGACAACTTTACTCAAAGCGTTACGGTACCTGCTTCGGGTACTACGGCAAATAGACCCACAGAAAATCTACAGGTTGGGCAGTATTACTTTGATACGAGCCTTGGGTATCCGATATATTGGAATGGCTTAGATTGGGTAAATGCCCTTGGATACCCCTTGATTTTCTTAACAGGTGTAAAAACAATAGGAAGAGTTGGTACTGTAACGGTTACAACTGTCTGACAACATGATAAACTTCAATCAATTCAACCCCGTGAGGTAGATATGGGACTGCACCATACAGCACACTATTTAAAAAGCAAAGGTCGTGGCAACGACACAATGCTTGTCCATATGACCCCAAGCGAGGTTAAGGGGCTTCAAGCTATAGCTATGCGACACGGTGGATCGTTGACAATTAACCCAGATACGGGTTTACCCGAAGCAGGCTTTTTAGAGCAAATCCTTCCAGTTGTAGCTGCGGCTGGTTTGACCTATTTAACGGCTGGCGCAGCTGCGCCTGTTTTATCTGGTGCTTTAGGGGCTGGTGGTTTAGGTTTATCTGCTGGTGCAGCAACAACTCTTGGTGGGATTGGCGCTGGAGCCTTATCTGGTGCGGCTATTAGTGGTGGGATGGCAGCCATTCAAGGTAAAGATGCGGGTAGAGCAGCCCTTATGGGCGGTATTGGGGGTGGTATTGCTGGTGGTTTAGGCGCCTATACCCCTACTGAAGTGGGCGCAACAGCTTTAACTGGCGCTACAGGCACGGCTTCTCAAACAGGTACGGCGGCATTAGATCCTTCTTTGGCTAGTTATGGGCAATCTGCTTTAACTCCACAACAAATTAGTCAAGGGGTTTCTCAAGGCACTATTACTCCTGATGCGGCAACTAATTACGGTAAAGCATTTACAGAGTCTTTTGCGACAAATCCAGCTGTACAGCTACCCGCACCTTCTTACTATAGTGGCTTAGGCTCTGGTATGTCAGATATAGCTACAAAAGCTGGTATTCAGGCTTTACCTGCTGTTGCTGGAGCAATGGGAAGCGAAACCTACGATCAACAAGTCGGTCCCCAAGATAACTATCAAAGCCCATTACGCCGAATTTCACCTGATTTCCGAGCTTACGAGCCCCCAAGACCTGATCCATATTACCGTGCACGTTATGCTGCTGAAGGTGGCATTATGCAGTCTTATCAAGCTGGTGGCCCTGTAGAACGCATGTCTATGGCTAATACAGCGATGAACCCACAAGGCGGTTTATACCCCATGGGGATGATTGACAAGACCCAGTACGCTACCCCCACCCAGCGCCCAGTAAGTGCTGAATTAGTAGGAGAAGCTCCAGCTTATGAGCGGTCTAACCCCATGCTAATGGCTATTGGTGGAGCAACTAAGCTACCCAAAGGCGATCCTGGTTTATATAGAGATACTGACCCAACAACTCGTAGCCAAGACTCATTTACAGCAGCTTTAACCCGTTTAAATAGCATGCAAAAGAAGTCTAATATTAAGGGTTTACCCGGATTAAAAGCAGCAGCGCAACCGTTAGGCAATATTGAAGAAGCCGCTAAAGGCGGTGTTATGTCTAGTCTAGGAGGGTACTCAGATGGCGGCAGAATGCTTAAAGGTCCTGGTGATGGTATGTCTGATTCTATTCCTGCTTCTATCGGTAACAAACAACCCGCCCGTCTTGCTGATGGGGAATTTGTAGTCCCAGCCGACGTGGTTAGTCACTTAGGTAATGGCTCTACCGATGCCGGTGCTAGGAAGCTATATAGCATGATGGACAAGATCCGCAAAGCTAGAACCGGTAAGAAGAAGCAAGCTCCTGCGGTTAAAGCCGACAGATATATGCCAGCATGAATTTAAAAGTTGTACTTATCCCAACGCAGTTTATTAACCAAATGTGGGGGCAGGTAGAGGCGCATATTAAAAGCGCTGAAGAAAAGTTTGGTGGGGCAGAGTACACAACAGATCAAATTAAGGTATACCTAGTAACAGGGCAGTGGATATTGTTGGTGGCAGTAGATGAGGGTGATGTTGTACATGGGGCGGCAACTGTAAATTTTATTAATTACCCAAATGATAGAGTTGCTTTTGTAACCGCAATAGGTGGAAAATTAGTAACAAATCCAGATACATTTACGCAAATGTCCGATATATTTAAAGCCAACGGTGCAACCAAGATACAAGGGGTTGCAAAAGAAGCCATAGCTAGGCTGTGGAAACGTTTTGGCTTTGAAGAAAAGGCTATTTTGGTGGAAGTTAAATTATGAGCATCTTAAGATCAAAACACAGCGGTTGGACCCATGAAGGTCGACGTACTCCATATTTTGGTGGGGGTGGTGGCGGTGGGCAACCTACTACTTCTACTTCATACCAAACAAATATTCCTGAATATGCTCGACCATACGTCGAGAACATGCTTGAGTCGACCCAGAAGCAAATTTACACTGACGACATGTCTGGGTTTAGACCATATAAACCATATAGCACTGATGTAAATAACTATTTTGCTGGCTTTAGCCCAATGCAACAACAAGCCCAACGGGCTACAGCAGGGCTACAAACTCCTGGACAATACGGTACTGCTACTGGATTAGCTGGTATGTCGGGTATGGGTGGTTTAGGGCTAGCAGGTCAAATGGCTGGTGCAGGGCAACAATACGCTCAAATGGCAACAAGTCCTGCGGCGCAACAAGCATATATGTCTCCCTATATGCAAAACGTGGTGGACTATCAAAAATCCCAGGCTTTGCGTGATTATCAAATGGCCGCCCCTATGCGTGCCCGTGCTGCCGTTGGAGCTGGTGCTTTTGGTGGAAGCCGACAAGCTATTGAGTCTGCTGAAGCACAACGTAATTTAATGAGTCAGCTACAAGGTATTGAAGCACAAGGACGACAAGGTGCGTTCCAACAAGCTCAACAAGCCCAACAGTTTGGAGCTAATTTAGGGTTACAAGGACAACAAGCCGCTCTTGGTGGTTTAGGTGCTGCTACACAAGCAGCAGGTGCTTTAGGTCAGTTAGGCGGGCAACAGCTTGGTGCTCAAAAAGAAATTATTGGGTTGCAGTCTCAGATGGGTAAAGAGCAACAAGCCCTTGAGCAAAACAAAATTAATCAAGCTATCCAAGATTACGCTATTGCTCAGCAGTATCCGTTTATGCAGCTTGGCATGATGAACGCCATGTTGCGTGGTTTACCGCTTCAAACCCAAACTACTCAACTTTATCAAGCTCAGCCTTCTATGCTGCAACAAGGTATTGGTTTAGCTGGTGCTGGCGCATCTTTGTTTGGCGGTAGAGCTGCGGGTGGCGCAATTAAAGAGTATCGT